CTCGCTTTCGCGGCGACAGACCGCTTGTGATGTTTTAACCACCATTTAAACACCACCGCTAGCTATCGACTTATAGAATGAATTGTGGAGCACTGATATACTCCTCATCATTCAACATCTTCACCCGATACACTCCAACTTCTTCATAAGGTGGAACAGGTTTTCTTCTTTCTCTCAACGCCTTACACAACTCCTTCATCATGTTGTCGAAAATATCTCTTTCATGATGTGCGAGTTCGCGCACAAACGAATCAAGAATAGAAGGTGCAACTTCTAGCCAATGATGCCCGGCATGGTACCAATAGGTCATCTCCACGAGCAACTCCAATGGCAATGGTGCTAGATACCTGCAAACCTCATCATCATACCGAAATTTCCTTTTTAGGAACATGATTTCTGAGATTTGCTTGTAACCAAACCTTTCTGTCTTGACCTCAGCCGTAAGTTCCATCCCTATTTCTCGAAAACCTTCAACAAGATCATCAGCATCTAACTCTCTTTGAAACACTGACATTATGTTGTCATCTCCATAAGTGACCAATCTGCATTTCTGCGCAAAATCACAAGCAGTCATTCCGCACCCTTGTACAACATAGACCCAAGCGAAATACTGATAAGCCGAATTGAGTATGGTTGTCATTGGATTCCCGGATGGATTCCCCTGGCCAATCTGGTAGATTGTGTTACGAAAAAGATGCAACGCATCCACTAGTTCGCTCCACAAGATCAACCTCACTTGATCATTACCATCATCATACCAATCATTGACAACATCCAAAATTTGCCAAAGCATTTCACCATTCAGCGTGCTATCATAATTTGAGAAGTCACCTGCCAACAGATCATTTCCTCGTTCGAGCATATAACTTGCTAGTACTGTCCACTCTATACCGTGAGGGTTTATTCCCACGGCAATAGAATTCTTGATCCTGTTCCTCATGCAGTAGGCTATGTAAGCTCCAAAATATTGCCGAAACACAATTGTATAATCAATGGGCCCGCCACTAAAAAGTCTTGGTTTCATATATTTCTGTCTTTCCTTCAGCCTTCTCTCATCCTTTAGATGATCAGTGAAGAGAGCAGGTGTTCTCAAATTCATCCAAGCTCTGCTCACTCTTTGTTGACATGCATCACTCACTGCCTGGTGGAGAAAACGTGTTTCAAAATTAATGAAATCACG